TATCTACTTATGATTTGTAGTATTTGTATGTTTTGTATGTTTTGTATGTTTTATTTTTTTATTTGTTTGTGTAGTATTATTAGTATTTGTTTGTTTTGTTTTCATTTTATATTTTGATGCACTGGCATCTTTTAAAGCTTGTTTAAAACTATAATTTGGATTTGTTTTTTTACCTTCATGATATGTTTTTTTAACAAATAAATTCCAAGCACTTGCCATTTATTTAACGCAATATAATAAATAAAAAATATATTAAAAAATAAATAAAAAATATATAAAAAAATAAATAAAAAATATATAAAAAAATAAATAAAAAAATATATAAAAAAATAATAAAAAAAAAAAATTGATTATAAATTAATTGCTTTTATTTCAGTTAATAATCTCAAATTATTTTAATTTAATTTAAAGTTTATTTATTTATAATATAAGGTTATGGTTAAAAATATTCAAGGAGGAAATAAGTCTAAGGGTCTCGCACGTAAAAATATTATTAAAAAAGAAACAACATTTTTACGAACTGCTAATGAAGAAGGTGAAATTTACGCCCAAGCTATTAAAATTATGGGTGGTTCTATTTGTAGTGGAGTTGCTAATGATGGTTCACCATTGACTATTCATATTAGAAAGAAGTTTCGTGGAAAAGGTAAGCGTGATAACCTTATTAAACCTGGAACTTGGCTTTTAGTAGGCTTACATTCTTGGGAAACTGCTAAACCTGATAAACCACGACATTGTGACTTATTAGAAGTTTATAATGATGGTGATAAAACTAAGCTTAAAAATAATATTATTTCTATTGATTGGTCTTTATTCATTTCTAATGATAATAAAGTATTAATTGATGATGGTAATAGTAATGTAATTGATGAAGATAATAGTGGTATTGTATTTGTTGATGAAACAACACAAGAATATGAAGAATTAATTGCTAAACAATTACAATTACAACAATCTAAAAAGAAGACCAGTGCTAGTAGTAAATCTACTAAAAGTGATTTTGATGATAATAGTATTTATACTGGAATTGGTGGGGGACTTGAAATTAATATTGATAGTATTTAACTTGAGGTTACACTCTAAATTACTACTTCGTAAAATTATCCTAACATGAAGTCAAATCATTTTATATAAAAATAATTTTATATATTTTTTAGGTTGTCTTAATAAATGGTGCTGTTTACATCATTTACCTAATATTAGTTACTTTTACATTAGTAAAATAAATCATTTTATATAAAAATAATTTTTTTACATTATTTTTATATTTTATTAGAAATATAATAATAATTTGCTATCTCCTGTAAATTATTTATAAATCCTTTAGGTTTATATTAACTGCATATTTTGACAAAAATAATAATAATTGCTGTTAGGAGATAATTTTAATTAGTTAATTATCTTTAAGTTGTTTTTTTTATTTTTATTTAGTTTTTTGTTTGGTTTTTTTGTATTTTATTTAATTATGAATTTTAATGTTAAATGGAGAAATTTTGATTATGACGATGATTTTATTAGTAGTAATGAAAATTCTGATTATGAAAATTCACTATTTGATGATGATGATAGTGATGATAGTGATGATAGTGATGATTTAGAACAAGATGGAGAAGATAATAATACTCTAAATAATGACATAAATTATAATGAAAAAGATGATAATGGAAAAAATGATAATGAAAAAGATGATAATGAAAAAGATGATAATAATATAGATGAAAATAATATTAAAGAGAAAAATATTAAAGAGAAAAATATTAAAGAGAAAAATAATAAATTAAATTTTGACCTTTATAAAGATTTTTATTATCAACCTTGTTATTTTTGTGCTATTAAACTTATTTATATTAATAATTGTAATGAAATTATTGAAGTTAAAAATACTAAATTTAATTGTAAAAATCCTAATATAATCAGTCGTGATGAGTTATTAGGTCTAATTAAATTTAATTCTTATTTTAATAATAAACGATATTATTTATTATCATTATTAAAATATAATTTTTTTATTAAAAATTCTGATATAAATACTTTTATTAAATCTTATTATTTCAGACAGTTTAGTAATGATTATTTTCAAATAATTAAATCTATTGATGATATTAGATTTTCAAATACTATTTATATGTTTCATAATTTAAATGAATTGATTATTGTTTTTTATGAAAAAACTATTAATATTGATAATAATATTAATAATAATATTCATAGTAATATTAATAATAATATTCATAGTAATAATAATAAAAATAATAATAAAATTAATAATAATAATATTAATAATATTCATAGTAATAATAATAATTTAACTAAAAAAATTTTTTTTGATTGTGCTAACATTAATAATACTAATAATAATAAAAAAAAATATAAAAATAAAACAATTCGTAAATTTATTTAAAGATTAATCAATAAATAATAAGTAGTTTATTCGCCATAATTTATATTTTTATGGTAATTTCATTAGTAAAATCAAAAGATAATTTTAATAATACTAATTTTTTTACAACTAATTTGAATAATGAAAAACATTATGGTGAAAACGGACATATTGAATATAGCTGGATTAATGAAATTAATAAAATTAATATTAAAGATATTATTATTCAATTCAATTTTCAATGTGTTCGTTGTGATAAACATCCTCATTTATCGTCACAACCCCAAGATGACAATAATCTTAAAAAATTATATAATAAATTAAGAGATTTATTGAATTTTTTAAAAAAATGGTTAGAGCAATGTAATTGTAAAGAAAGTAGTGAATATTATGATGATAAAAAACTAGTTATTAGTTATTTATTAGTTTTATATAAATTAATTGGTTATAATCGTGATATTATTGCTGGTAAAGGTGAATATAAAATATCTTATATGATGATTTTTGCCTTTTATGAATTTTTTCCTGAATTAGCGTTTTATTCTTTAAAATGTTTTGTTGGTGATGATGTTGGTGATGGTCTTGGCGAACATCCTTATGGATCATGGAAAGATATAAAGTTTTTTTGTGCTTATATTAAAGAAACACACGGTATTAATAATATCCACCATCCATTAATTATATTTTGTATTAAATTAATTAATGAACGTTTAGCTTCTGATTATAATAAATTATGTGATTATAAAAAGGCTAGTGATGTTGCCTTTATGTATAGGGTTGAAATTGAATTAAAAAATCCTAAATTATCACTTGTTGCTAAATGGATACCTCGAGAGAAATCATCATCTAAATATTCGTGGATTTATAATAGTTTAGCTATTGATTTTTTTAGTGAATATTATAATAGTGCTAAAACAAATGAATCACGTGTTAAGGCATTAAAATTATGTAAAACAAAATATAGAAAAATTTGTGCTGAAATAAATCAGTTTATTGATACATTACAAATTAAACAATGTAATGGTGAATGGTCTAAGATTAATTTTAATAAATGTACTTCGATGAATTTAGCTTTACAAAAAAATGCTTTTCTTAATATTAAAAAAAATGGGAATATTAGACATAAAGATAATGATGATAGAAATCAATGTAAAATTTATTTTAGTGAATTTATTAAAACACGTGTTAAAAGTGGAAATTCTATTAATGGTAAAAATGTATGTTTAGGAAATTTTACTAGTCAAGCACTTCAAATTATTAAAATGAAAGAAAATATTAAACAAAACATTAAACTAAATATTATTTGTAATCAATATGAGATTAATGCTAAAAATGAAATAAATAATAATAATCAAATTACTAATGAAATTACTAATCAAATTAATAATGAAATTACTAATGAAATTACTAATGATATTTTCTCTATGATTGATTTATTAAATTTACAATGGCAATCTAAAATTGGTTCTATTAATAAATTATCCAATATGATTGCTATGGTTGATGTTTCTTCATCTATGTATGGACTTCCACTTCATGTGGCTGTCGCACTTGGTATTTTGATTGCTAATAAATCTATACTTGGAAAGCGATGTTTAACATTCTCATCTTCACCATCTTGGATTAATTTAGATGATTGTAATGATTTTGTTTCTTGTGTTGAAGTTATTAAAAATGCTAATTGGGGTGGTAATACTAATTTTTATAAAGCTTTGACTATGATTTTAAATGTTATTATTGAGACTAAAATGCCTGCTTGTGATGTTAATGAATTAATATTAGTTATTGCATCTGATATGCAGATTGATTATGCTTGTGATTTTTGTATTTCTAATGATAATAATGGTAATAATAATAATAATAATTTTGATGTTATGATGGATAATATTCGAAATAGTTATGCTAATGCTGGATTACGAATTTGTGGTGAGCCTTATCAACCACCTAAGATTTTATTTTGGAATTTGAGATATAATGATGGATTTCCTTCTTTGACTTCTGAAAATAATGTTATGATGATGAGTGGTTATAGTCCTCTTTTATTAAATAGTTTTTGTGAAAATGGAATATATGGTTTGAGAGAATATAATCCTTATTCTTTATTAGTAGAACAATTAAATAATAAACGTTATATTAATTTAGAAAAGTTTTTATTAAAGTTTATTGAAAAATATTAGTTACATCCACCAAGAAGAAAAATGAAACAAGAATGATGAAACAATAATATTTTATTGGGTTTTTTATCTAATAATATTATTTAAAGAACTTATAATAATATTATTGAATGAGAATTGTTACATTATTATGTGGTGGGAGTGGTACTCGTTTATTTCCTTTATCACGTCCTAATTATCCTAAGCAATATTTTAATATGAATTTATTTTACAATAATAACAATAATAACAATAATAACAATAATAACAATAATAACAATAATAACAATAATAACAATAATAACAATAATAACAATAATAACAATAATAACAATAATAAAAAACTTTATAATGTGGATGATGATGTGGATATTGACTATGCTGATTTATCTATTTTACAATCTATTTATTTAAAATCTCTACACTTTCATCCAGATAAATTTATTTTTGTTGTTTCTAAAAATCATTATGGTATTTTAATTCAACAACTTACTAAAATTAAAATTGATGTTCCTCATTATATTATTATTGAGCCTTTTGGCGCTAATACCTGTCCTGCTATTTGTTGTGCTTGTCTTTTAAAGGATTTAAATGCTGATGATAATATGCTTGTTTTAAGTGCCGACCATATATGGGATAATAAATTTAGTATAATGATTAAAAATGGTATGGAAACATTAATTAATTATAAAGAAAGTATTATAACATTTGGTATTAAACCTACTTATCCTGAGACTGGTTATGGTTATATTAAATATGATAATAATTATGGTCTTGAACTTGGGAATTCTTTTGATGTTTTGGATTTTGTAGAGAAACCTAATAGTGAAAAGGCTAATTATTATTTTGAATGTGGTAATTATTTATGGAATTCTGGTACATTTTTATTTAAAGTTGGTTTAATGATAAATGAAATTCAAAAATATTGTCCTAACATTTATAATAGTTGTGTTGATTGTATTAATAATATTAATAATAATGATGTTTGTGGATTATTTGGATTTGATGCTAATTTTATTTGTATTCCTGAAGAGAAATTTAAGAATGTTACTGAATTATCTATTGATTATGGTGTAATGGAATATCATAAAAAGGGGAAAGTTATTATTTTTGATGGTTATTGGACTGATATTGGAAGTTTTGCTAGTGTTTATGATTTAAGATTTAGAGAGAAAAATCTTAATAATGATGATAATATTGATAATAATAATGATGATAATAATGATGTCATTGATATTAATAACAAAATATTAGGTCTTGACATTAATAATACTTTAATTATTAATAATAATCCTAAAGTAATGGTTGCTTGTTATGGACTTAATAATATGGTTGTTGTAAATTCTAATGATGCTTTATTAATCATTCCTAAAGATAAATGTCAATTTGTAAAAAATATTGTTAATCATAAAGATTTTAGTAAAATAATTGGAATATAATTGGAATATAATTGGAATATAATTGGAATATAATTGGAATATAATTGGAATATAATTGGAATATAATTGGAATATAATTGGAATATAATTGGAATATAATAATTTACTTTTAATTTTCTTTTTGTTCGGTGTAATTGTTTTATTTTATATTTTAAATTATTTTGCTATTATAATTTAAAATGTCTTATTTTATTAATAATAATCAATATAATTCTAGTAAGTGTTGTTCTATTAAAACACCTGGAAGTATTGGTATTACTGGTCCTACTGGAAATTTTGCTATTGGACCATTGGGACCAATTGGTTCTATTGGATTTACTGGATTTACTGGTGTTGGTTGTACTGGTTCTACTGGACCTGTTGGAAAGATGGGATTAATTGGTCCAAAAGGTAATACTGGTGATACTGGAACAACTGGACCGACTGGAAATATTGGTAATACAGGTCCTATTGGTTTTTTTGGGGCTACTGGACCCAATGGTCCTGAAAGTGATTTGACTGGACCTACTGGTGTAACTGGTTATTATGGAGAACTTGTTAACAATATGATTGGAACAATACAAACTAACTATCCTGGACCTTTTTATAATATTAATTTTTTAACCAATAATTGTAATTGTTGTGCTAATCAATTTAAATATTTAGAAGTTTTAATTAATGGTATTACTTATTATATTCCATTATTAACTGTTAATCCACTTTGTAGTTTTGATAGTCCTGATTATGATTATAATTATAGTGCTCCTGATTGGGATGCAAGTTATAATATTAATAGTGCTATTAATTATGCTGCTTTTAGAATACAATGGCAAATATCACCTTATGCTTCTTATTATAGAATATATTATGGTACAAATGTAAGAGGTTATACGTCACCAGAAATAAAATATAATATTAATAATCAATCTGGACCTCCACAAGATAGATATGGTAATAATTATCTATTATTGGCAGAGACTACTAATAATTATTATGATGTCAGTTTTAATCATCCTGCTTTATCCCCACAAATATTTAAATATAATTTTTATGTTTATGCATATAATAATAATGATATTAGGTCTCTAACACCAAAAAACCAGTTAAATTTTGTTATATATACAGAACCAAACAATTTGAGCATAGGAATAAATATTCAAAATGTAATTTTATATTCATTTTATTATGGAGCAAATAATTTTTCACAATGGAAAGATGCGTCAAACAGTGCAACTGCTTTATTATATAATAATTATTATAATAATTCTATTTTTGCTGGTACATATAATCAGATTTATAATAT